ATGCCGCTTCTTGGTCACCAGTTTGCAAAGCCATTTGAATTGCTGGAGCAAAAGAATCTGGATTTGTTGGGTCAATCATGCCAAGCAACTGCTGACGCTGAGTAATCTTCTGCAATTGTGGGTCAACACCACCCAACGCACCTCCAATGGCACGACCTAGTTGCTGTGCGCCAAGGGCAATACCATATTGACCCTGTTCCATTGGGCTAAGTCTTGCTGATTGCAAGGCTTGCGCTTCCATAGCGGCTTGACGCTGTTGCTCATACTGCTGTGGAGTAGCGAATAAACCTAAGATGTCTGATGTTGCCATGATTTATTCCTTATAAGTAACCATATCCAAGTGCCTCTAAATCTGCTCCACTCATTGGATTTAAAGGTCTTGTAGAAGTAGGAATTGCGCCAGCTATATTTCTATTCATAATATAGTCTTGATAAGCATTAGATATACCTTGTCCAAATTCAGGACTTTTACCCAAGCTAGACAAGAAAGTACCCAAACCACTACCGCCAGCCGCACCTTGTATTGTTTTTGCGGCATTTATTCCACCACCATACAAGAACTCACCAACATTCTGACCAGCAGTAGCAGTTTTACCACCTAACTGTGCGCCAATATCCAAAGGCTGTTGACCAAGTTTTTCAATTGTAGAACCAGCACCCAAATATGTGCTAAATGGACTCAAAGCACCAACCTGACCAGCTTGATACTGACCAAGCAAATTAGCACCAGAACCTAATAATCCTGTGCCAAATGCCACCTGTTGTTGACCAGCCTGTTGAGCTTGAGCCGCCAAAGCCGCATCTTGTTGCGCTAATGCGTTGTAATAGGCTTCCATTTCAGGAGTTGTTGCACCCAAACCAGCCACACCACTTGGTCTAGTCCCTGTAGCACCTACAGCCAATCCACCACGCCCTGTTTGGTACAACTGGTTTTGCAGTTGAGCATATTGACGCTCACGGCTAGGGGCAAGCAAATCTTGCTGTCGTGCCATGTATTGTTGAGCTACTTGTTCAGGACTTTGAGCCAAATACTGTTGACCCAATCCAAACAACCCTGTAGCCGCAGTACTAAGAGGCTGATACTGAGCCTGTGCTTGCTCTGCTTGAGTCAATGCACCGCCTGTAAGAGCCTGTAATCGGTCTTGATATGCCTTTAACTCAGGGCTGACTGTGTAACCAGCACCAGTTAGATAACCACTAGGGTCAAACTGGAAGTTTGAAGTTCCATACCTAGTAGTTACCCCTACAGGACGAAACTTAGCCGCTTCAGCCGCTAGTCGAGCAGATTCAAGTTGTGCTTGTGCAGAAGTATCAGCCGCACTTTTATTTGCTTCACTCGTTAAATATCCACCAAGTAATGATGCTCCAGCAACTATGAAAGGCATATCAATCTCCCTTAATCAAAATTTCATCCACTTTAGACGCATCTTTTTCGTCAGTGGCATGAATACAAAACCAAACACAATCTGTTATTGCCTTAACTCCATGAGTCAACCCTGCTTTAATCTCAATACACGCTGGAGCTTCAACAATGTCAATCTCATTTCCACGCAACACAGCAACTTTACCTTGAGCCAATATCGACAAATGGCTGAAATCATGCGTATGTTTCAAGATAGCCATGCCAGCAGGAAAATTTGACTGCTTGGCATAAAGCCCATCAGAGAAGTGATGCAATATTTCAGGATTTTTCATGCAGTTCTTTGCCACATATACACAACAACATAAGGAGGCAAGTTTGCATCTGTACCACTTGAACCAGTTGAAGAAACAGATGTTGAGACTGATATACCTGTTACTTCTGTAGTTGTTGGTTGGTCTTTTGTTGTGTTTTGTCTCAATGCTTGACCACCACCAGCATTACCAATACCACTTCCAGTATTACCAACATAGTGAGCGTGTCCGTTGTCAGTAACAGTTGATGTTGCTGTGTGGGTGTGGCTGACAGTGATTGCATCTTTACTACCACCAGTTGAACCAGCGGTGTAGGTTGCCCCACCACCAGTACCAGCACCAATCAATACACGACCAGCACCAAATGCAGTCCATGTTCCAAATCCAAGCAATGTTGCAGGGTTTGTTGAAACAGTTGCAGAATAAATTGCACCTACTGGGAACAATACTTGTGCAACAGCTTGAACAAATGCAGTTGTTGCCACCTTGGTACTGCTATCAGTCGATGATTGGGTGACAGCAGTCGTGCCTGTTGGCAATGATGGTGTACCAGTAAAGGTAGGACTAGCCAAATCTGCTTTGGTTGCAATGGCAGTAGCAATGTTATTGAACTCAGTATCAATCTCAGTACCTTTGACAATCTTTAATGGATTGCCAGAAGACAAATTGTCTTTTGTAGCAAAGTTCGTACTCTTGGTGTAATCAGTCACAATAATTCTCCTTTAACTCATCTTGCCATTTTTGGCTTGAATCTCAATCTTCTGAATAGACAAGGCAAAACCATTGATGTCTGATTCATAACCTGTTTGCACAACCTTACCTGTTCCAGTTGCAGGAACAGTCAATGTTTGCAATGCAACACCATCAGAATAGTAGGCAATTGTTGTGGCATTTGCTCCATACTCTGCCACACCATAGTAATAGACATTCTGAGTTGGAATAGCCGCACTTGCAGACAAATAGTTTGTCTTGAAGTCAAATCCCCACTTGAATGTCACAACTTGGTTAGAGCCACCAATTACCACTGTTGACAGTTTCTTCAGAATTGAAGTCACATTCTGGTCACCAAGGTCAGCATGGTTTGTGTAATACAACATACGATAGGAGGTATCGTAGTCTTGATAAGTGTTGTAGTAACCAATGTACCCATTTTTGCCAATGTAAAGACTTCCATCTCTGCGAGACAAGAAAGACTTAGGCGTAATGGAGTCCCAAGTAGTTACCCTTGCAGAACCATCAGGCAAATATGCCTTTGTATCAAAGCACCAAGTAGTATCAATGCTAGGGGTTGTCAGCAAGTAAAAGGCTTCACGCTCTGAATACACAGACTTGATGTTTGTCAATGTCTCACCAGCCACAGCTCCCATCAAATCATTGCGAATATTCTTTGATAAGTCTCTCTCTGGAGCAGACTTCTCTTGAATCGTTCTCATCAACGATCTAACACCAGAGTTTGATAAGAACAACACATCAGTGCTTGTAGTTTGAATACTGTCACGAGCAATGCAACCAATGCCTTCAACAGTGTCGCTGATTGACATGGTTGATGGAGATGTTGCGCCTTGATAAACAAGAATTTGACGCTTACCAAAGATGAACAGAAAGCCATTGTGAGCCGCTAAACCAGTGATCTGGTCAGCACCATTCACCCACACATTGTTTACATTCAATGAACCAGCAGTACCTGTTGACCACACATGACCTGAAATCAAATCACTGAAGTAAACAGTAGAGTTAATTGATGATGTATTAGCCGCCCATAAACGACCAAACGCTGAAATCACAATATCAGCATCAGGCACTGTAGCGGCATAACCAGTTTTTTCTGAAACTCTGCGGTATGTCGTAGTCGATACAGCAGGGTCATAAATCAATGGGTTGTGATTGAGTTGAAAGAAATATGTAATGCCATTCAAAGATGCACACTGCCAATTGCTTGCAGTAATAGTTGGTGCAGTACCCCCACCTCCATAAGTGAGTTCAGTCACTGCATTGCCTGAACCCAACTTGAATATCTTATTGTTTCCAGCAAACAATACAGTCAAAGAGCCATCAGCTTGTACCAATTCGTGAATGACTTTGACATCATTTGCGCCAAGGTTTCCAGAAGAAGAATTAACTCTTGACCAACCTTTACGAGAACCAATACGACCATACTGGTCAATGATGCAATTAGTCGCAACCAATGCAAATCCAGCATTCAAATCAAGAGGCGAGTCTTGAGTATTCAGCCCATAAAAACCTGGGGCTGAGATGCTGAAAGTCTGAATAGGTTGGCTCATATCGCAACAAACTCTTGATTCTCAGGATAGCGTGTGCCTTCCAATGCAATGTAATCAGAGAGCATGGCTTTGTATAGCAAATAAGCCTCAGATGAAGACAGACCACCATCTTCACCACGCTCAACCAAAGCACGAGCATAAGCATTCTGAGCAACCAATGTGTCAGGAACTTTGATAACAGTTGAGTCAGAAGACAATGTGGCTTGAGGAACTGTTAGGCTAAATGGAATGCTATAAACACCATCAGGGCGAGGATACAGCGTTACCTTGGTGTCATAACTACCATCAACACCATCGAATGCGTAATAGGCAGGGATTCCATTAACAGGCGTAGAGAAGTTTTGATACCTATTCATGGTAGCAAAATCAATGTTCTTCATGCGAATGTTGCTTGTTGTATTCAGTACATCAAGAACTTGGAATTTTTGACCAGCACCTGTCAAGGCATAAGAATATGTGCCTGATGTAGTGCTAAGAGTAATGGTTGTGCCAAGCACATTCCATGCAAAGGCATCTTCAATCTGACGCTTTGCATCGTTGACAAATTTACCAATCAGAGACGAGTAAGTAGTTTCAGAAACAGTAGCAACTGTTTCTTCTCGTAACCTGACTAAAACATCGTTTACAAGTTCTAAGTATGTCATCTGCTTGCCTTCGCTTTGTTCCTTGCGGATATAGCTTTAGCTTTTGCCTTTGCGTCAGCCTTTGAGGTTGCACCCCATGCTTTCAGCGAAAGAAGCAGTCTTGTAGGTTCACCATCCTTGTACTCTGCACCAGCCATGTTGCCCATGCGAGCCAAGAAACTTGCTCTGCGAGGGTTGTCCCCCGACTTTACTGGTGCTTTCAAGTTGCCACCAGTTTCTGCATTATAAGATGCTCTCCCCTTGGCATTCAATCCCCCTTTGGGATTTTTGCCCTCGGAGCGTTGCCAAGTTGGAGTTTTCATTATTTCACCTTTTTAGGTTTCTTTGCAGTCTTTGCCGCCTGTTTGAAGTCAGCCGCTGTAGGTGCATTCTTAGAACCCACCTTGTTCATCTTCTCGCCAGACCCTGCCTTGATTCGGGCTTGTTTAGCATGAATGTTGGCGTAGAGTCCTTGCTTCATTTCATTTTCTTCTTTGGCTTAGACATCCCTGCCTCAGACAAAGCAATTGCCACCGCCTGTTTAGGATTGGTCACAACCTTACCTTTTTTAGAGCCAGAATGTAGAGTTCCCTCTTTCCACTCTTTCATTACCTTGCCAACCTTTTTCTGAGCCATTGTGGGTTTTTTCATCATTTACCTCTTTGAGACTTTTTCATCATATTGGTAGCAGTCCTAGAGCCACGAGTAGGCATAGCCTTTGGCTTACCAACCGCAACCATGATTGCCACAGGAATGCCTTTTTTAGAGGGCACAGGGGGAGTTTTAGGTTTTGCCTTCATATCAGTCCTTTTTGATTGAACCACCAGATTTCCAAGCATCACAAGTGCGGAGTGCCGCACAAGTAAAGTGGAACAATTCACAAAACCCTAGATCAGCGGCATCAATAAACTGCTGATCGTAATCAAGTTCATTTTTAGAACTCTTGCCTTTTTCTAAACCATCTTTGATGCACTGCATCATTTTGGGGGTTTGGATGAATGCGGCACAATTACCGCAACGCATATCTTTGATTGTTTCTGTTGGTGCGTTATACATCTTGGCTTTTTTCAGCCAAAACGCATCATTTGCATCATTTGGATTAGGTGGTCCATATCCATATTCTTTGAAAGCATGGTTTCTGTTTTTCAGATTAACTGAAATATCTTGAGTTGGCAAAGGGCAAATAGCACCTGAGAGTAGTCCTTCTTTCATTTCCACAACCTATCGGCAATGAAAGTAATCACGCCACCAGCAAATGAGGCTATGGTCATGCCCATCCAAAAGCCTCCCTTTGACTTATTGGCAAGTTCTAGTAAGGCTTTTACATCTGCACTAAGAATGTGCATTTCTTTCTGTAAAGCCTCGACTTGAGCCTCTAATTTGCCAAAGTCTCTTGCGCCAAATTCATCAGACATTTAAAGCTACCTTTCTGGGTCTTCCCATACGCTTAATTGTGGGGATGACAGGCGCACGAAAGGCGGTATCTGTTCTGATTTCTGATTCTACAGATTCTATGGTTACTTCTACTTCATCTACCCTCACATAACCTTGATGACCTTTCATCGAATCAATGTCAACTTGATTATGAAAAGTCACAAGATTGCCTGATTGCAGACACTTAAAAGTAGCCATAAAACCCCCAAAATAAGAAAGGGGGGACTAGCCCCCCAATCCTTAAACCATGCGAACGATAACGATACGCAAAGTTGAAGATGCCAAATCCACAGTTGAACCTGACTCGTTTTGAATGCGGAACTTGACTGTGTTTGCGGCACTGACATAACCAGTGACTGTCAAACCCACCAAATCCACACCCAAAGATGCGCCAATAACCATGTCACCCAAAGCGACACCAGAAACTGTTACATCATCTGTTTCACCCACACCATCGGCTAGTGAGCCAGCGTTTAAGGTGCAAGTAACTGCCCAAGTATCGGAGAACAAACCCCGAAATGAGTCATTACCTCTGCGTGAGACTACTGCTGAAGCGGTTGCCATTTTGATTACTCCTAATTTAGTTTAAAAAAGACCCCCTACCACTAGGGCAGGGGGGACAACTGCAATTAGGCTGGAACTGCCAAAGCAAACATAGCAGAAGACTTAGCCGCACCAACAGAAGCGGCACTACGCAAGGCGGCTACGCCATACAGAGTGTCACTTGTGAACAGTGTTGCCAAGTATTCTTGCTTGTATTGAACTTGTGAACGAACGCCCACTTGCTCAACCAAGACCATAGCATCACGATGACCCATCAAGCACACACGAGCCGCACCAGAACCAGAAGTGGTATCTGCGTTGCTAGAAGTGAAGACAGGGATGCCATACAGATTACCAATTTCACCAGTGCGGATAGCATCACCAGTACCGACAAATGCTTGTTCGGTGTAGCGAGCCAGACCCATCAAAGTGTTACGGCTAGAAGGAGGAATCAGGAAGAAACGCTGATCCATTGGGGTGTCGTTATCGTCCAAACGCTGAATAGTTCTGCGAATAGCGGCATCGGTCAATGCTGACTCATTGTTGCTTGCGGCAACATAAGCAGTTGTACCATCACCACCAATGTAGGCGGCGGCGTATGCGGCAGAACCAGCAGTACCACCATTAGCTGAACGACCCAACTGAATCAAGTCTGTATCGACTTGACGAGCCAGAGCGTAACCAG